CGATATCTTTGTTCCCCACTTTGTTTCTTTACCCACTTACGACCTTCTGCAACGTATCGGTCATATGTGGTTCTTTGATCGTCTGCACGCTCAAATTCTTGCTCTTTCATCCAGGCTTTCCATAAAATATAAGCCAAGATTGCTTCGCTTAAATCTTCTTCTAAATCTATTGTATCAGTTGCGGATTGCACTGGAATTGGTTTACTTTTATAAAATAAATGAAGTTCTGTCGCAAATTGCGCATCTGGAGCTTTACTAAGCCAAATACGGTGATTCCAGATAAAATATCTTGTAGGGCGTCCTTGATTAGTAGAGGTAGTATTTAAAAAATTAGGCATCTGTTGGGCGGCTTTTTCCAAACTAAAAGGATATAGTCGTTTCCACATATATGTATCATCGTCCTTCACTATTTTAATAAAAATTTCTTTGGCTGAACTCCAATTAGATGGAAGAGGATAATCTGCCTGTCCTTGAACTAAACTCATAGCAGCATCATCTTCAAGAATACGAGTTTTATTCACATAGTCTGCCACAGCACGATTAATATAACGAATAAGTTCTGCATCGGACCAATACTGTGCTGAAGTCTCTAAAAGTTCTTTTCTTGCGTCTAAAATTATTGTACTAACTAGCATCGGTATTCTCCTCTTTTAAATGCTGCGACCAAAAGAAATGTCCCATCATCATACCCATTAAGAATGGGATTAATAAATATTTTTGAGATGACTTAGTTACTATTTTACTTATTGTGTCTCGCTTTTCTTTATCCATACAAGCCCATGTGTCATATCCAATTAAAAGAAGAAGAAAAGCTAGAAGTCCCCACATCAAACCTGTTTTATTCTTACCTAATTTCATAATTGAATTTTAGGACGCTGTTTATTGTGGTTATCCGCCCTTTAATCCTAGTTTATTCTAGGCCCACAGCAAATTTACGGTGAAACTACATGTACTATAGGTGCAATATAAAGTACTGTAATATAGTCAATTAAAGCTCTTTCATCAATTGTGCCAGTAAAATCAATAGAAAATTGGATAAATTGACCCGTTAAAGCAATATCATCAGCAGGATCTAAAGCAACTCCATAACTTCCCATATTATTGGCGTCATCAGAAACTCTTACTTTAATTTCAATTGCTGTTCCACTTGGAGTAGTTCGTACTATATTAAACTCATTCCAAAGTTGTCCAACAATTTTAGAATCTACAATATTAGTTTCATAATGTGCTATTACAGGATAAGTAGGTTGTGTGAATAAAGGAGTTTCTGTTCCATCTCCGGAGTTATAACGAAAATCTACATTTTCTTGACTTAGTACAGTTGCATATAAATTAAATTCATCAAGTTTACCTATAAAACCCCAAGTTACATCTGATAAAGCACCTATTTTAAATTTATTTGTAGTTGGAACAATCGAAGTTTCATTTAAAGCATCCAGATAAATTGAATTTTCTGCCAAAACTCCATCTAAATAAAATTTAACACCGGAAGCAAGGCCATTTCCATTATACGTTATAAGAACATGATGAAATCCTGGCGGGATATTTCCATTACTATAAACCTGTAAAAAATTTTCAGAATTGCCAACAAGATTAAATCGTATATAGCCTTCCTGCATACCTACCCACCAACCTTTAACTTCGGTAGAATTATAATTTCCAGCAATAGCTATATCATATCCTACACTATCAAGCCAAAATTCAATACTAAATGGATCATCCCATTCAAATGCAGCTATATCTCCACCATCAATATAATTCGCTGATTCGTATTCTCCTGGACTGCACCAGCAGTTATTTAATTTACCAGAAACCCATTGAGACGGATTATATCCTTCTACTGTTACTAAAGTTCCAGGTCTATTGTATTGAGAGCTATCTGATGCAGTTGTTCCAGATGTCTCATTCAATCTCCAATTTAAATAAATTTCAGTTCCTGAAATTAACGTCGTTTTTGGAGCTAATTTTGCAGTAGAACCAACTCCTACTACTTCTGTGTCTGCTCCTAAAGTTCCTTTATTCCAATCGACATCTGTATTCCAAGATAATTGGTTTAATTGACTCAATTCCATAGTTCCTGGAGTATAGTAAATAGGCATATATTAAATTCCAACCTCCGTGACATCAACAAATGTTGTACCTGATAACTTTCGTGCTGTAATAAGTCCAAAATATCCATTTACTTCAAGTACTGAATCTGGTGTCATTGTAAATGTAAAACTTGTACTAGAAGCACTCGGTCCAAATTTTACAAATAAAGTACCGCCTTCATTATAGATAATAACTTGTGTTTTAGCTGAATTTGATAGTGATAAAGTAACAGCAACTGTATTTCCCACGGAAATCCTAGAAACAGTAGCTAATCCTGTGCCCGCATTAGTAGAAACTGTACCCGATATAATCCAAGGACTAGTACCCTGATTTGCTGTAATTGCTCCATCAACTGTTAAAGAACCACTATTATCATCTATATGTACGACATTAGTAATAGTTCCTAATGTACCAATATTCCAAGTACCGGATTGAACAGCACTAACAGATCCATCAATTGTAAGACTTCCGCCATTGTCAGTAATATTAATACTTCCATCTAAATTGACAGATAGAAGATCAATCCCATCACCGATTTTTATACTGTCTTGAGTATGCGAAAGATTTCGTATATCAAGATCAATAGCTTCAATTTGAATAGGTGGTATTAAATTACTTTCAAATGACGACATTATACTATAAAGCTGCAGCCATTAACTTATATGCAGGTGCTCCTGTTCCATATTTTAAGAATATTCCATTAGCATTGGCATTATCTAATGTAATAGATTCTCCTGGATCGAGTTGCTCATGATCAGTAATACCGTCATAGCTATAAATAACCGCTTTAGCTCCAGAACTTTCATCATTAACAATAAATAATTGTCGAGCTGTAAAATTAAAGTTCACTAATTGATAATTTGAAGTAAGAGTAAGAGCCGCATCATTTACAAATATCGCTGCCTCACCATTTCCAACTCCACCAGATAAAGCTACAGCATTTACTGTAGTTTGTGCATTAGAACCTGTTCCACTGACAGTACAAGTATAATCATTGGTAAATGCAGTAACCAAATCAACAGCAGTTTTAATATCATCTGCATCAGATACTCCATCTTCAATTTCAACTGTCACATTTCCAGTGAGTACAGTAACAACTTCGGAACCAGCAGTTCCACCAGGAAGGTAGGTAATAGTTTTTCCATTTTTTGAACTATCTTGAGTTATTGATGCAAATGTTAAATCTTGAACAATAACAGACGATTCAATTGCATCTGCACCAGTTGCTAAGTTAAGAGCCGAAGAAGCATAAGATACATACTGTTCACTATCTGGAACAACCTGAGTAACAGCAACTAAAGCATTACAATTGGTATCTGCCCTAATTAGAGCCATAATTGCCGACATTTTAGTAACCCCTGATTTAAAAGTCACCACAATGTCATTTCCTGTAGCTACAGCAGATAATGTAGTAGCATGATGAACATATTGAATGGTAATACTGTTTCCTGCGACTCCAGCAACTTTAGCAGTATAAAGAATCCCACCAATTTGTTTTGATGCTTTTAAAGCAACAGATCCATTTGCTAAAGAAGCTCTAACACAAGAAACTTGTGCGTTTGATCCAGTACCACTAATAACAATAGTAACTAAATCTTTTGCCTCATTATGCGCTAGCACTTTCGTTCGAATTTGAGTCGCTGTTGACACTCCTGATTCTATTTTAACAGAGATATTATGTCCAGATACGCTAACAACTTCTGAACCAGCCACTCCGTCATTTGTATAAGTAATTGAAACATCTAAACCGAGAGTTTTCTCAGTGTAGGTTAAATCTTGAATAACTGCTGTTGCTAACGTAGCCATTTTACTCACTCTCCTTTTCTTTGTTCATAGGCATTTCAGTCTCTTCAACTGAACCTATTCTATTTTTTAAATCTTCTAATCCTATTTCTTTAAACGGCTTACTAATCTTAACAGGACCATGCTTCATAACACAAATTGAATCTTTATCTAAACTCATTACTTCAACTTTGAGCGTAATTTCTCCAAAATCACCAATATTTGGATGATCCGCTTCAAGTTCATTAAGTGGAATACTTATTTCCATATTACGCTCCTAAACTTTCTAAAATTTTAATGGCTTTACTAATTTGTTTAAACTGTTTTAAATCTTTTGGCATCGGTAAATTTCGTAGAATATCTAAAGCATTTTCAATTGAACCAATCTGAATTGAAGGATTTTTCACCTCAATTTGTGAAGCAATTACATTTTGTTTCGCTTCAGGTTTAACTGGTAGTGGTGGTTTTCCCCCAGGAATTGATGCTACTCCAACTTTTGTGAGTAATTTATCGAGTACTTCGTGCCCTGGATCTTCTGTTTTAACAACTAAACCAGATCCTCCAGTAGAACTAGGACAGAAAACACATTGAATATTACCTTCGACTTGAATCATATTATTTCCACATCTAGCGCAAGTGCCCAGTGCATTTACATATTCCATTTAATAGCTCCCTGTTGCAATTAATTCAATACCTATATTGTCTAATTTATTAAGTAATGAATCTTGCCGTATTTGTGTTCTTTTTGGTGCTCTTCCGTATAAATAAGCATTAAATTCTTTTTGTGCTTGATTTTTATGAATTAAGCCTTTTTCAATAAGAATCTTTAAAGCTCGACGCCAGCCACCTTTTTGAATACGACCATCATCGCTATATTGAGCAAATTCAGGAATATAATTTTTGTCAATTCCACAAATTTCTGTATATTCACCAGAAGGAGATACTATAAAAATACCAGCAGCATACTTATCGTTATCTCCGCAAAAAATGCGCAGTTTATTATTTAATCTCCGCAATTTTCGTTCAAAATCACCAGAAAGCATATATTCTCCTTATGATTTTACTCCTACCCTGGAGTTGAACCAGGATAGGGTAAAATCACAAAAGTTATTGAGCAGCAGAACCAGTGTAGATTTCAACGCCACGAATTGAGTGCAACACTTTGGCAGCCATCATGAACTTCCAGCCAAGAGTCGTAAACATTTCGAGAGGATCATTATTAGAACCCGCAGGTTGACGGATTGTACGAATCCCTTGCCCTGAAAGTTCAGTAACTCCATACGCTTGACGACCAAATACAAATGCGCGGAAAGTTTCATCCGTCGCACCAGTACCAGTAGGAAGATTCGTGGAGGTAACAATACGAGTTCCATATAACTGCCCGATTTCACCTTTTAGAATCTCTTCTGGCCTCTTGTACTTGGAAATATCAACGAAACTACCAACAGCCGTATCGGAAAGAAGGTCATACTCTTGAGCTGGATGAATCACAGCTTTATAAAGATTCCCTTCAAACCCAGGAACACTTGCATTAACGCTATTCACAGTCACGCTACGCAGACTATAAACAGCTTTACGAAGTTCCGCAGCACTCATGACAGCAGTATCGGCAACAAGAACTTCGCTTGCCGCACCACCAGCATACTGATTCTGAAGATTAGTATGAATCGCATTGAACACAAGACGATCATACGTAATCGCAGCTTGATCAGCCAACTCATCGAGAATCTCTTCCACGATGGGATTGATTGATTTAAGATTTAATTCGGCAGACACTTTACACCACGCCCCATATGTCAAAGGTTCAACAGACACAACATCTGTAGCAGCATTTTGCTCAGCAGGATTTGTGTTTTCAGTGAGTGGAGTAAGAGCCACGTTCATTTTTTGAAGCCTATGCCATTTGATCATCGTACCAGATTTGGTCGGGAGGGGCTTCTTGTCTCCCATATCCTTAAGATAAAGTTGAGGAACAACTCTTTCTAAGAATCGACGATCATAGTAAATACCTGGATCAGCATACGTATTACCAACCGCAGTAGAAATACCTATCGTATTAGCCATTGTAAATTTACTTCCTTAAATTAGAGGTGCTTATTCAGCTTCCCCCAACTGTGCGACGAAATATTCGCGCAATTTACCTAAGTCTTTAATGTCAGCAGGGTTAGAAACTGAAGCAGCTTTCCCACCTGTCGCTACGGCTGTGCCAGCCTCTCTAGCGATTTTTGCCTCGGCTTCCTTTAAGCCTTGGGCGTGAGCTTCCTTCATAGCAGATTCAGCACTGACCGCCTTTGCAAGTTTGTACAAGGTGTCATAAATAACACTTATGTCTTGTGACCAGTCTATGGGGCATTGTTCAGAATTAGCGATATCATTCATTAAGGGCTTTAATTTAGCATAATCTGGATAAGTTGCGGAGTCAATTTGACGACGCATATCCTCAATTAAAACTCTATCGTTTGTACGCTCAGTTTGGATCTGTTCAATTACCTTGTCATATTCTGATTTCACTTCACCAGTCCACTGTTGTTTAAGTGGATCAAATGCTTTTACACCTTGTGTCTGTAAGGCTTTCATAAAATCTTCGGGGCTGATTTCTTCTTTTGTCGCTTCTTTGAACACATGAGTTAAGTCTTCGAGTTGTTTCTTAAGTGCAGCATATCCTTGAGACTGTTGAGTACTGAACTTACGAAGTTCGGCATAAGACTTATTTAGTGTTTCAAACTGCGTCTTAAGACCATCATAACTTGTCCGAGGATCAAACGCTGGTGCAACATCTGCAGGATTTTTGGTGGCATCTACCCCTGCTTTTGTAGCATCATCGGTACTATTGGCATTTGTGACAGTCACATTGGCATTGTCCATTGAAACGGGTGCCACTTGATTAGTGTCGTTAGCCATTTTATTTATTCTCCTGTGAGCTTATTCAGCTTGTTGCTGAGGCTCTAAAGAGTTATCTGCAACTGCTTCTTTTAATTGAGTTGCAGCAAGATCACCGTCAAGGACCATTCGCTTTAGAACTCCTAAAGCCATATCAACTCCTTGAGCTTGGTATCTAAAAATCTTCGCTTCTTCATCACTTCCTTGAAGCCATTTATTCTTTTTATCAGTAACAATATTATTTAATTCTTCTGTATAAATTTTAAAACCAGGATGTTGTGCAAAAGATCTTAAAACTGATCCACGTTCAGCACGATGAGACAATCGAGACATTTTTGCATCTAGCATTTCGTCCATATTATCCTCTTGGAATTTGAGGTGGATTTGCTTGTCCACCCTGATTTTGTACTTGACCTAATATTGCTTGTTGAGTATTTGATGCACTTTGTGGAATTGGATTTGTTACACCAATTATTTGAATCGTATTTGGATCTTTCCCTTGCATTTTATAAACTTCTTTCGCAATATTCTCAATAGTTAAACCATCAAGATATGGAGCAAATGTACCAAAGAAAGAAATCATTTGATTAATCTTTCCTTCAGTATTAATCATATCTGAAATCCCAACCATTTTGAAACGAATATCCGTTCGTAAAGATTCCACATTAACTGGTTGTGGAAAGATAGCTCCATATGTCTCATTAAGTTCCTCATCCTGATCAATAAATTGTAAATTTAATTGATGCATCATTTTTATTACTCGTTTTATTCCAAGTTCTTCAACGAGTTTTGTGCCAACTGCAAATTTTTCCAATGCCTGGCCTATGATTAACTGTGCACCTTTAGCTGTTCGTCCTAATTTACCAGACTCAGGTGTCCCTTGAACCGAGCGTGGGGCAGTGGCATTTTCAATATCTGATTGTACCATAGATGCTTCATTATAGGCATTATTTGTTATATCATTAGTTTCTAAAGGTTCTATCCCATCCATCATATCTGTAAGAATTATTCCATTCGGAGATGAGATTAATGTATCTAAGTCAACATCTGCTAAACTATTTACTTTCCACATTCTGTTAATAACTAAATTGATATTATCAATACGCTGTCGTCTTAAAGTCCATAATTCTCGAACATTATTCATTACAGGTTCGACTAAACCCATTCCATACCACTCCAAAGGAACAGGAAAGAACACGCAACGAATAACAGGCGTTTGCTGATGATGAAATGGATTAGGACGAGCAACAAATAAAAGTTTTCTATTCGCAATAATAAGTTGCACTTTTTCTTTAATTCCATCACCATCTAAATCATATCTTCCCCAAAATGTGAGAAGTTCAACTGATTCTTTATCTACTGGATTAGGTGTAGCCACATTACGAGTAGCCCAACGAACTTGTCTACTCATAATATATGTATTCGCTCCATCTGAAGTAAGATCTGAAGATTCTGTATTAGCATAAATGGGAAATTGCCCTTTA